TGAAAGACTACATGGGCATTAACACCGACACGGATGACGTGCTGCTCATGCAGTTACTTGACAGTGCGAGCGGCATCATAGACGCGTCTACAGGGCGAAATTTTAGCGCAAAAACCGCCTCTTACACATTTGATGCAGAGAATATCAAAGGCAAGATACTGCTCCTGGATTCGTACGATCTGCTGACTGTGACGAAGCTCACAAATGGGGACGGTGACGAAATCGCATCCGCAAACTACGTTCTGTTACCGCGCAACACCACACCGAAATGGCAGGTGAAATTGAAGTCCGGCTACGACTGGAAATTCGATGATGAGGATTCGGTCATTACGGTTGCGGGAACGTGGGGTTATTCTGCCACACCGCCCGATGACATTGTGCATGCCTGTATCAGGTTGACGAGTTTCTTGTATCGGCAAAAGGATAACAGTGGGGACGTTGACAGACCGCTCGTAACTGGTGACGGCGTGACCATCATGCCAAGCGCATTACCGGCGGATGTAAAGAACCTGCTGAAACGTTATCAGGTGCGGATATGAGCAATATATTGACTGCTTATGACAATCTGGCAAAAGTGACGGTCACGACCACCAGCGGAAAAACGCCAAAAGTCTATAACCTGACATCCTTGCCGGAATCGCTTACTACGGCGCACTTGCCTTGCCGGTTGTTATTGCCGTTAGGCGGCATGCCAGGTGAAGGCAGGGACGGGCAATTCCTGGGGATTGGCGCAAGCGCAACGATGCAATGGCAGGTGAACGATCTGATGTTCTGGCAGGCAAGCGAACAGGGCGTTGGCGTGAGGGAGTTTGCGGGAGAACTGGTTGATTATTGCGGAAAATACGCGGAGGCAATGAAAACTTACAAGTGCCCGGCGACCGACATGGTGCTGGATGGGTGGAGCGTCACGCCGGGTGAATTCGAGTATCCACTGGGAAGCGGGCGTTACTACGCTGCTGTAAGATGCCAGTTGATGATCACGGAGGCGATATGAGCAAAATATTGTACATCGGGGGCGGTTATTTCATCGGCTTACCCGCAAGGGATTTGACCGAAGAAGAATGGGCGGCTATCCCGAAGAAAGAGCAACGAATGATCCTGAAATCCGGGATTTACGGAATTGAAATCGAAGAGAAAAAGGCAGAGGTAAAAGACAATGCTGGATAAATTAAATGTATTACAACTCGGCTGGCAGAGTACTTTCGGCACGGCAAACGGAACGGCAACCCGCAAGCTGCAGAACGTGTCCAGCTTCAAATTGCGCCCGGAGCTCGAAACCCGTGCGCTTGACCAATTGCGGGGCACCATGGCTCCGACCCATCAGACCGTCCTTGACCATTACGCGTCCAGTGCAACCTTTGAAAGTGCTGACACCACCTTTGAAGAGATCAACTATTTTCTGGAAATGCTGTTTGGCACGGACGCTTCGGTAACAGGCACAGCCGCGCCTTATGTGCGTGATTATGCCGCGCCGACCACAGCACAGCCGACCCCACACTTTGCGACCTTGCAATTCGGGCAATCGGGCGCTGTCTACCAGATGCAGGACGCCTCAATAGCAAGCCTGACATTGAGCGGCACGACCAACAGCGGTATCCAGGTGGGCGGTTCGTTGATAGGCGGGAAGGTTGGGGCTAGCACACTGACATCCTTATCCGATTCGGTCACTGAAACGCGACCGACCGGCTGTATGTCGGCTGTGGCTGTTTCGGCTTGGGACGCGGCAGATCCCGGAACTTCGGTGTTGGCTTCGAGCGCGTTTGCGTGGGAGTTGAGTATCAATTCCAACCGCGAATATCGAACCTATTTAGGCTCATGTACGCCGACTGCTTATTCCGATGACACTTGGAATGGGCAATTGCGCTTATCACTTGAATACAACACTTCCACCGATGATTTTGTGAACGCGATCCTGGCTGCATCCAACACAATCTTGGAAAAGCAGATCGAGATCGAGTACAAGACCGGAACGGCTGGATCAGAACGGATCGTCAATATCCAGTTTGCCGGACATACCATGCAAGCGCCCGAACTGTTCCAGAGTCGTAATGGCGTGTTGAGCGTGGACTTGGTATTTGACGGCGTTTACAACCCGACCATGAGCAACTGGCTGAAGATCAGTACGTCCTCTGCTCTGGCAGCGGTATAGGAGTTTTATGGAATTCGAGCACAAGAAATTTGGCAAGTGCGTTGTAAAAGATATTAATCAAAAAGAGCTTGAGGACTTTAGCAACGACATGACCAACAAGGAAAAGGTGCCATTGACCGTTTGGCGTGGAGATAGCGTGAGGGCGGCTGTCAAACATGGGATTCTGGTTGAGCCGGCATTGTCGCTGGATGATGTAGACAATGCGAAACCCGGTCTGATTGTGTGGCTGGCAGATTGTGTCAACAAGGTGATCGCGGAGGCGCTTAGCATTGACCCTTTATCCTGATAGCCGCCGCTGATTATGCGGATGGAAAGCGACCGGACATGCCCGCCTTGCTGGAACTTGCACTCAATTGCGAGAACTACCGCGCCTTGCCTTACTCAGGCGGCGTGATGGAGCAACCGGCGGGCTTGCTGCGGAAAATGCGGCAAGTGCGGAATGTGTACGAGGCGATAAAGCTGTACAAAGCAGAGGGCAACAAGCCCGGCGAGTCGGCGAAGTGGAAGCGCGAACATGGGGAAGTATGGGACATTGTGAACGAGGTTGAGAGATTGAGAGCGAAGTATGGCTAACCTGCAGATTGTGATTAGCGCGCTGAATAAGGCCAGCGGTGATCTAAATAAGGTCAAGCAGGACATATCCGGCGTGAAGGATGCCGGCGAAAAGGGCGGAACTGCTGTTCAGGGTTTCGGTGATAGTTTAAGCGGCATGATGGGCAAAGCAGCTCTTGTCGCTGGTGTAGTGGCTGGTGTTGGCGTTGCCATGAAAGAGGTTTACGAAACCGCAAGAGAGGCTGCCGAACTTGATTACGCATCCGCTCGCTTCGACAACCTCGCGACTTCCATTGGCACGACTTCAAAGGCTTTGATGACCGACCTGAGGGCTGCTACAAACGGCATGGTAAGCGACGCAGAGTTGGTGGCTGGCGCTGCTGACTTCATGGCATTAGGGTTAGCGACTACTCACGAAGAAGTGGTGCGGCTCACAAACGTCGCCGGTGCGCTCGGTATGAATATGAATCAGTTGGTGCAGACTTTGACCAATCAGACCACGATGCGCTTCGATGCTTTGGGCGTGAGTGTGGACGGGTTCGATGCCAAAGTGAAGGCGCTGGAGGCGAGCGGCTTGAGCGCGGATAAGGCATTTTCGGAAGCCTTTCTCCAACAAGCCGAAGAACAGATAGCTAAAGTCGGAAGCGCGTCTGATTATGCAATTGGCGATGTGAAACGTTTTGAGGCAGCAATTAAGAACGTCGGCGACGCGGCTAAACTCTCATTGTTGCCTATTGCAGAAACCATTTTGCCGGCAATCACAGACGGCTTAAACAACCTGAATCGCACCCAACGATTCAAAGAAATGAGTGCAGAATTTGACGATCTCGGGATAAGCATTGACTCGCTTACAGGTCCTTACGAGAGACTGTTTGGGGCGTTCGTATATGTTGACGAAGAGTTACTTGCTCAAATGGGTCTCGTTCTGGAGTGGGCGAATGTAACATATCAATCATTTATCAGAGGCGGCATGGGTGCTGAAGAGGCGGAGGCGAAGGTCGCCGAACTGTTTAACACTTTTGGCGTTGGCGTTCTTGCCACTAATGATTGGGCAGATTCGAACTATGAAGCGGTAGCTGGGATGGAAGCTTCACAAGCGGCGGCTGAATCACAAGCTCCTGCAATTGAAGCAGTTGCTGATGCTACCAACGACGCAGATGCCGCAATGCGAAAATATACGGAATCGCTGCTGTTCAAGATTGCGTCCGAGGGGTTGAGCCAGGAAGCCGCATACGCGCTGGCAGAAGCAATGGGTCTGATTGACGAAAAGACTGTCGCGGCAACTAAGCAGGTCAATGTATATAAAGGCATGTTAGATGCGGGTATTATCACACAAGAAGAATACAACCTTTTAGTCGAGCAGTTGGCAACAGACCTTGAAAACACACCGGAAGGCAAAGAAATTGAGATCACAACAAACGTTGAAGACGTGCTGGATGATCTTGACGATTTGCAGAGCTGGAAGTCGAAGCCGATACCGATAACGCTTGAGGTAGATGACAGCGCGATTACGGGTTATTCGCCTCCCACGAGATACGGTACCGTTGTCTATACGCCTTCCACAAGACAAACTCAAGCCGTCGGTGGTGCAGTCTACGCTGGCAATCCGTACACCTGGCAGGAATACGGCTATCGCGGCGAGTTGTTCATACCCTCGCAGGACGGCTACATTCTCTCACGGGCGGATGCGGAACGGGCACTCGCGCGCGCGCTTTACGGTGGTGAATCTGCTATTGACCCGGAGGCAATTGGCAAGGCGGTTGCAAAAGCGCTAAGTGGGATAACGGGCAACAAACAGGGCGGTGGGAACGTCTATAACCTGACAATGCCGACTTCGAGTAACCCGGCGGATGTTAGGACAGCATTCGAATTAATGGAGGCATGGGCATGACAGCACCAGTTTTAGCGTATAAGAAATTCTATGTGGTTAACCCTAAAGCGGCGACCAACCAGATCAAGAATCCGACCTTCGCTTCACCCGACTTTGAAGAGGATTGGGCGGCAAGCGGGGCGGGCGTGACCATTGCGGAGTCCGGCGATTACCAGCGCAGAGGCGCATACTCGATGAAGGTCAACCCCGCGACCGGCGTGGCAAGCGGGGCGTATCATGGCGGGCTGTCTGTCGTTAGTGGATCCGATTACACCTTCTCGTGCGACGTAAAGGGCGTGGCAGGACAAGCCATGCGGATTTATATTGCCAACGTTTCCGGCACAGCCAAAGCAACGACCACCTTCACCGCAACCGGCTACTGGCAACGGGTGGAAGTCACTCACACGGCGGCTGAAAGTGTTGCGACCTATCGGGTCTACGTAATCAGGGATGCGGTTGCCTCTACTGCCGCCTTTTACGTAGACGGTGCGCAATTCGAGCAAGCGAGCAAGGCGACCACGTTTATCGAGGGTTACCAAGCTGGCTGTCGCTGGACTGGCGCGGCACGCAACTCGCCTTCGGAGCGTTCTGCTAACACCGGATTAGGTGGGGAGTTGGTCGACCTTGACACTTATTGTAAGGTTGTTCAAGTGACCGGCTTGGGTCACGGCGACTGGAATCAGATCCTCACGAAAATGACCAGTGGCGGGGATATGTACCAAACGCATATTCGCAAGTCACGCAACTTCTCGATTATCGTCGACTTTCTGGGCAACTCGTTGAGCGAAATTGAAGCCAATCGCGCGGCTGTAATTGACCTGCTGCGCCCTGACAAGTTGAGCAACCGGAAAGTGGATGAGCAGTTTGGCATCAACTGGGGGGCGGATTATCGTGGTCACGAACAAAGGATTATCCGCTATCAGGGCTTTGCAGCGAACGGCGATGAAGCAACTAACCCTGTTGACATTGTTTGCGTTCCGCTATCCGCTTCGATGGTCGACACTCCCGACATTCCCTCGCATCAAAGGGCGGTGCTGAACTTCACAATTCCGAGCGGGCTGCTGGATGGCGCTTACCGTGAAGGCGCGGAGTTGGATTGGGAAGCCGACTTCCCGGCTGAATTCATCGTCAAAAGAGACCCGAACGGGAACTGGTGCAAGTGGACCGGCAGTGCGTATGCGAGTCTGATTACGGGGCTGAACGGAAATGTCTACTGCATGGCAGAAGGACCGGATGGCAAGATTTATGTGGGAGGCAATTTTACCAACGCCGGTGGTATAGCCAATGCAGATTACTTGGCACGCTGGAACCCAGTCACAGAGGCGTGGGAGGCAGTGGTATCAATACCTGAAGATCCTGCTACTCGTGTTTTGGCAATGGCTTTTGATGCTTACGGAGATTTGTACATCGGTGGTATATTCGAAAATTTAGGAAGCAGCGCTGGAAATTACATTGTAAAAATTACTAACATATCTGGTACGCCGACAATTAGGCTGCTTGGAACGGGGCTTAATAACAGTTGCTGGCAATTAGTTGTCGCACCTAACGGCGATTTATATGCGGGCGGAGAGTTTACCTTAGCCGGTGGAGTAGCGAACACGGCAAGAATAGCGAAGTGGAATGGAACGGTTTGGACTCCGCTTTCTACCGGATTGAATAATGCGGTTAGGGCGTTAGCGTTTGCGCCCAATGGGGAGTTATATATTGGGGGCTTGTTTACAAATGCTGCTTATCCTTATTTGTGCAAATGGAATGGCTCGGCGTTTTCGGTTGTTGGCACAAACACTGATATTGGCGGATCAGTCTATTCGCTCGCTTTTGACGCAAATGGCTATCTTTATGTGGGCGGTGGCTTCACAAATGCAGGTGGAATCGCGAATGCCGATTACATTGCGCGCTGGGGGGGTGGTCACTGGGAAGCGCTCGGCAGTGGAGTAAATAACACAGTATGGGGACTCGCGGTCGATTCTGGCAAGGTCTATGCTTCAGGCGCGTTTACCACCGCCGGAGGCTTGACTTTGACAGACCGCGTGGCGGTTTGGTCTAATGGGGCGTGGCAGCCACTTGATATTGACTTGCCCGGAACAGGAACAGTTGTAGCAATCCTTCCCGCTTCAGACGGCTCGCTCTACATCGGCGGGGCGTTCTCAACCACCCTTGCAAGCGAAAACGCCGAATGCGGAATTGTTTCAGACCGAGTCTATGAAATTGGCGTGGCAAGCGCGTCAGCCAACACGTACCCCTACATTCAGGTACGCGGGCCGGGCACGCTCAAAGCGATAACCAACTACTCGACTGGCAAAACGATTGCCTTTGACGGGCTCACGCTTCAGGCGGGCGAGTGGATTGGGCTCAACTTTGACCCGCTCAACCTGAAGTTCAGGGGCGGGTGGGCTGGCAGGGGCAACTTAATGCGCTATGTCGTTCCGGGAAGCGACTATGGCGACTTCTACTTGAAGCCGGGCAGTAACTTGCTCTCGCTGTTCATGACCGGCACGGACTCCAACTCTGGCGCGTGGATTGCCTGGACACCGAAATTCTGGGGGCTTGACGGAGCGTTACTGTGAGATACGAGTTAGTCTGGTACACGCACGAGGGCGTTAGAAAAGGCGTTATTCAGGCGTTCAACAGCCTGGAATATATCAAAACGCAGAACGCTATCGGCGGGCTGGTGGTTGAGATACCGCGCGGTCTATATCAATACGATCAATTCTCGGTCGGCGACATCTTCGAGGTTTGGCGCGAAAAGAACGGCGTGCTGGAATTGCAAAACGAAACCGCCTACTTCTTGCAGAACTGGGAGTTCTGGACGGACGGCGATGGGGCGGAGTACATCCGCTTGACCGCGTTCGATGCCAACTGGTTACTCGACACGGCGATCGTTTGGGCATACGCGGGAAGCGCGGCGGCAAGCAAGACCGACCACCCTGATGACATGATGAAGGCGATAGTTCGTGAGCAACTTGGAAGCCTTGCGGCTGCGGATAGACAGAAACTGGCAGTTGCGCCCGACCTTAGTGCTGCGGGAGCGAGTATCACGAAGGCCTTCGCTTACCGAAACGTCCTAACTATATTACAGGAACTTTGCGAAGTTGCGCAAGAAAAGAACAATGTCTGGCTCGGCTTTGACGTGGTTAGAACAGCGCCGGGCGCGTTTGAATTCAGAACTTACACCGGACAAAGAGGACAGAATCACGGACGAGCTTCTGGTGATCCTCGCTTGGTTGGCAAACAATATGGGAATTTATCTCAGGCAACTTTCGGCACTTATCATGCAGATGAACGAAACTTTGTCGTTGTCGGTGGGCAGGGTGAAGACCTCGACCGTCAATTAGTCTATCGCTGGAACTATAACCGCTGGCACGCGAGTAAATGGAACAGGCGCGAGTATTTCAAAGACAGCCGGGACGACTCCACCACCGCTGCGCTTGAGGCGGATGGCGATGCGGCACTGGACGAATTCAGACCGCGCCAGGTGCTGACTGGCAAGCTGCATGACACGCCTGGAATGCAATATAACATTCACTATCAATTTGGGGATGTGCTAAGCGCGGAGGCGTTTGGCTACCATGTGGACTGCCATGTGGGGAGCGTGAGAGTAAGGGTAGACCAGGACGGCGGCGAACAATTGGACATCAAGCTGCGAGGTGAAATGTGAGCAATTTTGACGAAACAGTGATCCGGCGATTGACGGCGCTGGAACGCGAGGTGGAAAGGCTGAAGGTAAAAGAGTCACCGATTATGTCAAACTATCTGCTAACTACTGGCAAAGCAGCGGATAGCGACAAATTGGACGGCATTGATAGCACCGGATTTGTCAAAACAAGTGGCAATCAAACCATTGCTGGCGTCAAATCGTTCAGTTCATTCCCAGTTACACCATCATCTGCCCCGACGACCGATTATCAAGTGTCCAACAAAAAATATGTAGACGATTTGATAGGCGCATGGGCTTCATGGACGCCGACTATTACATGGTCTGGCGGAACAACTAACCCAAAGAGCTTTACAATTTTGGCTGCAAGATATGTAACCGTTGGCAATCTTGTATTCTGCACGCTGAGAGGATCATTAACCAGGGGCTCCGGTGACCGATCTTATTTGTCATTAACGGCTCCAGTAACAATTTCTAACCTGGCGTCTGGAAGCGCACATCACAACATAAATGGAAATGA